GTTTGCGGAGATCGCGCCGGGCCGCGATCCTTCCTCCGCAATTGATTATAGCGCGACTCGCGGCGAGTAACCCCCTGAGGCTGCATCAATTCCTCTCCGTGGTCACCCGCTTCGCAATGGCATTCCTGCGCCCGGCGCGAGCCGCGGCGTTTCAGTGCCCGCCGTCCTTGGCCGAGATCAGTCCCACGCCGCCGGCCGCGCCCAGCAGCGCCGTCAGGTCCGCTCCGCCCAGCGCGCCGCTGAGCCCATGCGCAACTACCATCAGCAGCGACGCCGCCAGCATCAGATAGCCCGTGATCGAGGTCTTAGGGTTGTTAAACATCACCATCTCTTCCTCCTCCTCTGCCTCTTTTCGACATCCTAAATCGCGGCTGGCTGCCGCCACTGTCAGCCGCGCCGGCGCGAAATTCATTCACCCGCAATGGTCCCGATCGATCAGATGCAGGTACCAGTAGCCCACGTTTTTGCTCCAGTTGCGGTTAAGCTCCGTGGGATCGTTCGCCGCGCCGTTGGGCGCCCAGATCGCGCCGAACCACGCGATGAAATCCCGGTGATAGACCACCGCCTGTTTGCCGTCGGGCGCCTCATGCAGTTCCAACGCCGCGTTGTCGGCATCGTACTCAACCAGCCGATGCCGCGCGCTCTGGCAGCAAACCGCGAGTTGCGCGGCGTAGGTCGGCGCCTTGACGCTCAGCACGCCGAACTCCCGGCCCGGACCGCCCCCCTCCGCCTTGCGAATCGCCGCTACGAAGTGCCAATCCACCCCGTACCTGGCCGCTGCAATCTTGATCAGCGCCACCTCGTCCTGCCACACCGCCGGCCTCCACTCAGTGCTTCCCATTGACATCCTCCCCGCTTCTCCATCGGCTTTGCGCGATCGCCTCCATGCGGCTCGCCACCGCCTCCTGCCGCGACGTGATTGCCTCGGAGCGGTTGACTACCGCCTCGTGCCGCTCGACCACCTGGCGAACTCCGCCCACCAGCTTGTCGCCGAAGTCCTCCATGATTTGGCGGAACACCTCGAGCAGGCGCAGGGCATAGCGCGGAGCCAGCACCATCATCAGCAGCACCAGGGCGATGGGAAACCCGACCTGTTCAACGATCCGTACGATGTGGTCAACAGACTCCATCCAACCCCGCCCCGCTGCGAGCGCGTGCGCGCCTCCCGCCTCCCGGCCGCTTGCGAGGACCGTCCTCCTCAGTGAATCTTCCAGGCGCTGCCGTCGCAAAACACCGGACACACGTTCGCGCCGCCCCCCGCCGGGGCTGCGCCGTAGGCGCAGGCTGCATTGTGATCGGTGACCACCAGCCAACCGAGCTTGCCCGCGGGATTGCAGGCCGGCAGGCTCGCAACGGTCGTGCCGCCCATGAACAACCGCCCGGCCCCGCTAATGCTTATGGCGGGCGTCAACAAACCGCCTCCCAGCAGCGAGAAGGCCCCAGGAGTCGTCACTCCGAAATCAAGGCTTTGCGTCCCGTTGCTGCCCAACCACAACATGCCGCTGCCCGCGCTACGCGAAGCCGACAGGTCGCCGGCGGCTGCGCCCGTTGCCGCGCCCGCTCCCGCCGCCAGCACTCCACCCACAGTTGCGTTGCCGGTCGTGTTGGCGGTCGGCGGCGGACCACCCAGCGAGCCATCCGGCGTCGTGTCCTCAAAGGTGTTCGCATTACCGCCTGCAAACCCAGGCTGATTGGCGGGAATCTGTAGCGCGAACCCCTCACTGCCCGAACCGCCCGCCGCGGTGCTCCGGTAAATCTTGTAACTATCCGCCCCGAGCACCGGCCGCAGTCGCCCGGTGATAAAATTGGTCGCATTTACGGTATTCGCGCAGCCCGTCACCGAGGTCTCGATTGACGCCAGGCTCTCGCCCGAACCGCTTGCTGCGGTGGCCTTGTAAAACCACGTCGTCGATCCTGGCGTCGCGCAGTTCAGTTGGAACGCAAACGCCGGGGCAGCCAGTTGATTAACCATCAACGGCCCGCCGAATTCACGAATCTTGCCGGGAAAATCATAGCGGAAGGGATCCAGCCCCGCGCTGTCTCCATTGACTAGCGCGTTGATGAAATAGTCCCCCAGACCCGCATCCGGAGCACTACCCAATGTTCCTGCGAGCCGTTGCACGTCGACATAGGTAATCTGATTGTTACTTGCGCCGGTAACTGTGACGTTCAAATTGCTCGCGCCAATCCCCCCGCAGGCGTAGCAGAAAAAATAGCGGTTGGCGTCGCCCACTGCGCTCAGATTGATTTGCGGGGCGACAACAGGCGGCTGGCCGGAGCTGTTGGTTCCTAATCGGAAATTTTCCCCGATGAAGGCGAACGCCGCGTCGTTGCCTGCCATGACGTCGCCGTTGTAGGCCTGGAACTGGGAGGCGGTGAACACGCTGTCAATCGCCTGCAGTGTCCCGCCGCCAAACGCGCCCGAAAACAGTGCGAACATTGACACTCCGGTTGTGCCGATATTGATCCAGGTCACCGTGTTGTCGATGGTTGCGTGCCACGCGATACCCCCGTTGCTGCTCGAGTTTGCCCCGCTCTGAGAGTAGCTGAACTGCGTTGACGAAACCGACGTGACGGTAAAGGTGCCGTTGAAGCTCGTGTCCGCCACCCCGGTGATCGCGACGGTCTTCCCGACCTGAAAGTCGTGGGTTGCCGCAGTGGTAACCGTGACCACGTTGGCGCTGCGCGAAATCGCGCTGATGGCCCAATTCGTCGTATGCGTGGCCCACGTCGGCTGCGAACTCCCGCTGGTACCGGGCGTCGTAATCTGCTCTAAGTTGCCATTGCTGTCGGTTACCACGAAGTCGCGCGGAAGTACTGTACTGGCCAACCACGGCACCGCGATGTCCGGAGGGTTATTGTCAGCGTTGGCATAGTCACGCACCGAGATAGTGTTGCCCCGTCCGATCCAGAACGACAATGTCGATGAAAGGCTTTCTATCTGGCTTAGATGGTACCCGACGTTTCCCCCCATGTGATCGTCGAAGCACACTCCCACGCGGTCGCAGGTAATGTCATGGATCGTCCACTCCACCGCCTGATTGTTCGCGATCTGGATCCCATAATTCGCGTGGCGGATGCGGAAGTTATCCACCATGTTGCGGTCGTCGTTGGCGATCGCCGCCGAATCCGCGCCGATCCCAATCCCGACCAGTGCCGTGCCCGCGTCGCCCGGCATCCTCGCCACCGCGCCGCATTGGATGTTGTAGACGTGGTTCCACGAGTTGGTGCCCGTGAAACTTCCGTTGCTGTTTAGTAAATCCACGCAATAGGTGGGTTGAGTTGACGCCTGGTCGCTGCCCAGAATTGCCCAATCGTGGATCCGCGACCCGGTGCTCGCGACCACCTGGATAACCGGGGCGTTCCCGCCCGCCCAGATGATTACGCAGCCACTGGGCGAAGTTGACGTAACCTGCGGCGCCATCGTCTGACACGCAAATTCCACCGACCGGCCCTGCGTAGAGAGCGTCTGGCTGGTCATGATCGGAAGCCCTGGATCGATCACGGAGCCGGTTGAATGCGCCGGTACCGCCCCAATCGCCGCGTTGATCGCCGCCCCGTCGTCGGTCCCGATTAACGACGTGGCATTGCTCTGGCTAGCCCCGCCATACGGCGCGCTCAGCACCGCCGTCGGCGCCGCAACCGCCGTGATCGTCCCGGTGAAAGTCCGCGCGCTGTTAGCTGCCGCCGCCCAGATCACGATCAGCTTGCCCACGTCGGCCGGAGTGAAATTGGCGCTGTTGGAGGATACCGCCGTCGAGCCGTTGGTCACGCTCATGTCACCGACCCGCCGCGCATCCAGCTTCGCTCCATACTGCCTGGGGTTGAATACGTCGTTGACGTTGTAGTCGGAAACCGAAAACGGCCCGCCGCTGGTCTTGCCGTTGATATTCCCCCCTGCCGCGATTCCGTTCACCGACAACGCCCCACCATTAGTGATCGTCGCGTCGCCGCTGATCGACTCCGGTTGCCATTGGCTCGCGGAGCTGCTGAAGATCGGCACCTGCGCGTCGCCCGGCGCCGCCGCCGAAAAACTCGAACCCTGTATCGACGTGACCTTGCCCGGCTGGAGTACCGCGGTTCCGATCGCCCCCGTGCTCGGATTCGTCACCGTTAATCCGTAATCGCCGCCCGCCCCGACCGCCAGCGCGGAGACCACTGACGGCGGGTCATTGTTGGCCAGGATCAACGTTGCCAGATCCGCCGTCGCCGCCAGCGGAATTTGGATCTGCACCGGCTGACTGGTGCCCACTGTCACCTGCACAATCGCGCCCTGCGGCACCGTTACCCCAGGCGGCAGATTGCCCTGCGAGTCCGTGAACACCGAGAACGACGAGGGCGGGATCACCGTGCCGCCGAAGGACTGCGTCGACAGCGTGTTGAAGAAAACCTGCGCATTTGCCCCTGCCTGCCCGTCGATCAGCGTCAGGTTGCCGCCGAGTGTGCACAAGTTGACCGCCCGCGCCGCGTTCCACCAAAGCAACGCCATCGCGCCTACCGCCAACGCCATCCCAATCCGCCACCACCGCATAGATCCCTCTCTCGTTCCTTGCCGGCCCGCGCCCCTTCCCTCGACACGTTTTATGAGCAGCAGCCGCGAACCTGATTCACCAGCCCTGGCTCGCGCCGCCTGCGCGAATAAACCAAATCTCACTTCGGGGATACCGGCTCTTCGTCAGCCGCTACAACCGCCGTCCGGCAATCTATTCTACTATATATCGAACGTTGTTTACTAATTGTTGAGTTGCCTGCGACTGACTATTACTGTTGCACGCGGTTCCAACATATATTTCGTGCCCCTAAACCGCAGGTATAGCGCTCCCGGTAATCCGCGGTTCGTGGCTTCCCGCGCTCCCAGCCGCCTCGCCATCATCAACGAAAAGCGGCCTTTCGAAAGCGCGCCGGCTTTAGCCGTAAACGCGCAACTTACGTCCCGGCCCCACGTAAACCGGTCTGCCCCCTTCCTTCTCGTAGCCGTAGAGCTTCCATCCGCCGGGCAGCACGGCCGGATGGTCGAGGCGGCGCGCCACAGTTCCGCTGAAGTCCTCCAGCTTCAGTTGGCGCGAAGGCGCCTTGCGCAGCGCCCGGCTGGGCAGCGTCGCGGAGCGCCCCAACGCCTTGGCTCCGGACGCCTCGGCGGCCATCGGCGCGGACGCCATCCGCGCCGGTGGCCGCGGCGCAACCCTGCCCGGACGCGCCGCCGCAACCGCGCTCACGCGCCGTTGCGCGGCGCGCGTCCATCCCCAGTGCGTCGAGTATCCCTCCCTGCTGCCCGGCCTCGTTGTAGCTCTGCAACGCCGCGCCCAGCCCCGCACCTAACCTTTGAAGCGGTCCCAGCGGATAACGGTTAGGGCTCGCCGTCAGCAGGCCGGAGGCGGCGCTCAGCATCGCATTGGCCCGGTTCTGACTATGCTGCCTGCGCGCCATCTCGCCGAGGTTTTGCGGTGCGCCGCCGGCCGGCTGTAATGCGCCCACCAGCCCCGGTAATTCGTTAAGCATCAGTCGCGCAATCAAATTGTTGTTGAGATTCATCCCTCGCTATTCTCCGCCCATGACTTTTCGCGACCGCCCGCCTTTTGGTTTGCCGTAATCTCCATCGCCGGGCTGCTATCCCACAATCCCCTTGCCGCCGCTTTGCGGCACCGGCGCCGCACCCGCCAGTTGACCGCTCAGGGCCGGACCGGCCGGAGCCGACATGACCCTTGAGCCGGACACCCTCGGTGCAAAGCCCGGCAGCCCGCTGCCGCTAAACGGCGATTGAAACGGCGCCATTCCCATGTTCATCAGGTCCAAGACCATCATCGGATTGAAAGGGCTTTGTATCTCGTAAGCTTGCATACCCGGGTTGGTGACGCCGGATGGTCCGGACCCGGTGGATCGCGCCGAGCTGGCGTGCGCCGCTCCCGATGCCCCGGGGCTCCCGCCGGCGCCCAACGCAAGCCCCGCGGGAAGTTTGAAGCTCCCCACCGGCGCAATTACGCCGCCGCTCGGTATCCCGCCTTCTGCCGGAACACTGAACCCACTGATTGCTGGAACGCCTGCCATTGCTTGTCTCCTTAGCAGGGTGCTGAAAAACCGATATTGAAGCGCTTGAGGTCTTGCCGGCTTGCAGCACCCAACATAAAAACGGGCTTCCTTCCTTAATCTTTCTTCCTCTGAGACAGATAAGAGTGAACGAGCGGCCGGTGGAATTTCCGCTGCCTGCTAGAAGGGCAGCAGCGATCCGAGACCGCCCAGCAGCGTGCCAATCCCGCCCATACCGCCTCCGCCGCCCAACGCGCCTAACAGGCCGCCGATGCCAAGCAACCCCGCCAGACCGCCCGAAAAGGGATCGATCGCATTAGGATTGGGGCCGCTCTGCTGTGACGAGTACGCGCCGCCAACCGCGGTGGGTAACGCGGCTCCCAGTTGCCCCAGGATTTGGAACGGCCAGTTGTAGGCGTTTTGCTGATTTTGCAACCTGGTATTGATTTGCTGCTGCGCGAATTGCTGCTGCTGATCGCCGGCGCCCAGCAATTCCTGGGCTGGCGTATAGGCGCCTTGAAGCAATCCCGGCAGCAAACCCTGCTCGCGGATCATGTTCTGCATCCCCTGCTCGTAGTTTTGGCCGTAGATATTCGTTCCGAGGTTGGACAGACCCTGAGCCAGGTTTTGCTGCGCGATGTTTTCAGCGTCCCGCTGCGCCGATCCGCCGAAGCTCCCCCGCTGCGCAAATTCCGCTTGTATACCCGGTTCAGTCGCATCGCGGAACTGAGTAACCAGCGGCTGCGCCGCTTCGTTATAGGTGGCCTGCAAATATGGGTTGCTACTCGGATTGAGATAGGCGCCACTGAGTATTTGCTTGGCTTGCCCGAGTCCCGCCTCAATTGGCGCCATCTCGCCGGAGCTCAAAGCCCCGGTCAGGCCAAACGCTTGTTGCTGCGCTTGATCAAATGGCGCCAGCGTCTGCGGCGAAAATGGATACCCGCTCGCCAGCCCCTGGTTGACGTACTTCGAGATGTCTCCCAAAAACTGCCCGGCGTAGGGCTGCGCCCATGCCGGCAACGCGACCTGATTGGTGACCGTAGTATTTCCCGGCCCGCCTCCGCTTCCCATCTTATAGCATCCTCTCAAACTTCATTTCGGTAGTTTCAAACCCCTCAGCCGCAAGCCGCCTGCTCCATCCCCGGCGCGGCGAATGGAACACCAGCTTGCGCAGCCCCGCCCGCGCCGCCATCTCCTTTACGTCTGCCAGCCCATATCGCAGCGCCGCCCGATGCCGTGTATAGACGGCCCAGATCAACAGGCTCTTCTCCGCCGTGAACGGATCCACGTTGATCGTGAGCACCAGCACACCGGCATAATGCTGATCGATGTAACCCACATGCATCGTTGCCCTGCCGGTCCGCACCGCCGAATAGATGTCCTCGCACAGCCAACTCGCCCGCGCTTTGACCCGCACCCGCTCCAGTCCCGGCCTCACCAGGGGCCACCAGGCGTGAAGCTCGCCGGGATTTATCTGCGTCAGCGTCCATTTCATCGCCGCTCCCAATGGTTGATTTCGCAACAGGAAATCTCGTTTGAGGACCTGTCTGAGTTGGCTCGCCTCCTCCCAGGAGACATAGCCCTCAGTGCCAATTGGCCTCCGCGTAGCAGTCCGCCGCGCCCGCCGTCCTGGCGGGCAGCGTGCTGCTGTTGGACCAGCAGATGCCATGCTGGAAGGCCTTGCCGCGCGACCCGTAGTCGATTCGCGCCGTCGACCCGGCCGGGACCTTGAAGGCCGCCACCGCCGCGGCTCCATTGGCTGGAACCGCCGCCGCATCGAACAACAGCACGTACTGGTCGGACGCGCTCTGGCTGGTGACGGTCATGTTGAACAGGCAGGCCGGACCCGCGTTGACGATTACGCCGCTGGACACCAGGGCCGCGCCGCTGTTGTAACCATAAGGCAGTTCACCGGGATCGAATTGAAGATTTCTTCGCGCCATGTTTGGCTCTCCTGAACTCCTAAACCATATCGTTCAAGTTGGTATTCATGTTTATTACTCAATTCCCTCTTGCCGTTTCAGTTGCGTGCGAGACTCTCTAATCCCTCTCCCGCATTCAGCTACGGGAGAGACTCGCGATTCCCTCCGCCGCATTTATCTGCCGCACTAATTGGAGAGTTCTCCGATCCCCTCTCCCACATTCAGTTGTGGGAGAGGGCTGGGGTGAGGGTTCTGGTACGCTTCAACAAAATCTCCTCGATTCCTTTCCCGCCAGCCGCGACCAGGCTCCGCCGCCACGCGATACCGCTTAGAAAAACTTTGACCACCCCGCCGATCCCTTGCCGCCCGCGCCCGCCGTGCCATCCCCCGCGGCCCCCCCATGGCCGCCGTCCAACAGCACCGTGCCGCTGTTCGCCGGACTGTGGATGTATGCAATTGCGTAGCTGAAAAAGTAGCCGCCCCCGCCGCCGCCCCCGCCGCCGGCTCCCGCGGCGCCGGCGAGGCCGTCCTGGCCCCGCATATCGACGACCGCGCTGGACTGGAAGTCGATTTCCCGGCACACCAGTACCAGCCCCGCGCCCCCGCATCCCCCGTTACCCGGTTCGGCGTTGTGACAGTTGAATGGGTCGGCGGCGCCCGCACCCGCGCCACCCGGCATTCCACCGGAGCTGTCAAACACGCTGATAATTTCGTCCAGCACGAACGTCCTGGTTGGGTCGGGCAACGCTACGCCGTCCTGGCCCGGGGCGCCGGGGCTACCCGCGGCGCCGCCCGCGCCGCCGCTGAAATCCAGGCTCGCCGATATGACGCCGATCGCCTGCAGTCCTGCCGCGCTCGGATTGCCGCCGCCTCCAGCCCCGACGCCGCCTATCGTGTACACCGGATTGGCCGCGCCGTGCCCGTTGATCGTCCCCGCGATAGTGCAGGTTCCCGGCGATCTTACGACCAGAGTTGATGACGGCGGCTGCGCGAAGTTCTCGACGATATTGACCGTGGTCCCGGATCCCACCGTGAAGCTGGCGTAGTTGTGTTCGCCACCCAGCGTGACCGTCCCGCTCGGGTTCGGATCGGGCTCCGCCCCGTCTCCGAAATAGTTGAAAAACGCCGGAACCTGGCGTCCGGGCGGTACGTACGTGCCCAGTGTCACCGCAGCCAGCGCCACGGCGAGTGCCGCCGTTGCGATTGCGCGCCAGTACTTCATCATAAAATCCCCCACTTGCCCGGCGCGTAATCGATCACTGTGTATGAGGCGTAGCGAACCAGGATGTTGAAGGGCCCGGCGGCATCGTCGATTGTGTCGGTGCCGGCCGGCGCCAGTGCGATATTGTAGGGATTCGCGTCGACCTTCTTTACGTCCAGCGGGCGGGCCGATCCCGACGCCGCCGGCAGATTGACCGTCGTGTCCGCGCCGGTGCCCGCCGACGCGATGATAACGTCGTCCTCGGCCGCGACTGTGTACGGCGAGTCGTCATGGGTGATGATCTTGACGTTGAGCGTCCGCGATGAGATTGGCACGCTCGCATACCAGTTCTTGCCGTCAAAGACCATCGGCACCATCTCATTGGCCTTCACCCCCAGGCTGCCGCCCGGCACCACGATGTTGCCGCCGCCCTCCAGCGTAAAGGAGTTGAGCGCGATCATGTAAAAGGCCCCGGTAAATCCGTGTGGTGCGATGATCGTGGCCAGCGACTCCCCTCCGGCTACGAAATGCATCAGCGCCGAGACCGCGACCGCCGCGCCGCTCCCGCTGAAGGAAAGCGTCGTCACCGCCGAGCCCGCGTTGCCGCTGTTCTTGAGCCCGGGATCGGCGCTGAGCGAGTTCACTACGCTCACCACCTGGGCCGCCCACAGCAGCACCTGCCGGTTGGTCTCGCGCGCCGGCCCGATGCGCGCCAGCGGCAATTGCAGGGATGGAACCCGTTGTGGCATCAGCGCGTCCCCTGCAGCTCCCAGTCCACGTCCATCCCGACGATCTCGCAATCCGCGGCGGTCCTGATCTTAACGGCGTGGTAGCGGGCCGACTGTCTCATTGCAAAGGCGCCGAAGCGCGTTAACTGCGCCTGCGCACCGGCGAGCTGCGTATCGCCCAGGTTGTGCCGGTAATAGGGAATCGCAATCGCCGCGTTGCCCTCCGGATACGTCTTGAATTTGGGACGCACGGCGCGCAGCAGTGAATAATGCATCGGGTCGCCGATGTCACCGGTGGTCAGGTAGCCCACCGCCGCGCCGCCCGAATAGCTATACAGGTTGTGATCGCCCAGCATCAGCGCCATCCCGAACGCCGCCGTCGCCGAATAGCTAATCGCCCCAACCGACGTGACTGGCGCGAACGGCGTGACTACCGCTTCGACGTTGTTCGCAATTTTTCCCGTCATCCAGCGGTTGGTGTCCGGATGCCAGCAGATGTAACGGTCCAGGCTCCCCGCCGGACTGGCGGCCAGCGACGGATAGAACCACACGATCAAATTGTGCAGTTTGTCCCATACTCCCCAAACGTTGGTCGCGTGGCCGCGATCCAGGCTGGTCTCGTAAAACCATCGGCGCAGCGGACTGTCCAGCACCCGTGGCGGGCTCCCGTCACAGGTGTAGAAATTCTCAAACCCCATCGCGACCTGGATTCCGCCGAACGGCACTACCGCTTCGTCGCAAATCGCGCCCGCGTCGTCGGCCAGCAATTGGAAGCTCCAGATCACCGGCGGTCCGAGGTAGGTCGCCAGGTAGGTGGCGCGCTGCTTGTAAACCAGCAGATTGCCGCCCAACGCGTGCGCCGCCACAATCGGCCCCGGCGTGTCGCCCAGCGTACCGTTGGCCGCCTGCGTCCCGATATCGGGAGTCCACGCCGTGTCATTGCCGATTCCGCAGCAGTTCCAGTCGTTGCCGGCTGCGTCGAAGATGAAGACGAAATTGCCCACCGCTTCCACGATCGTCCCGCGGGGCGGATTGCCGCCCAGGGGTGCCGCCGCATTATAGTTGGGCGCTACCAGCACCTGGGGCGCGTCGGCGGGATTGAGTACAATCAAGTCGCCCCCGAACATCGTCCAGCGCCATCGCGGGCTGCGATATCCGGCGGGATTCGCCGGGCCGTTGAAGTGCTGCCCGCCTGACACGTCACTGAAGGTTTGGGTCAGGATGTTGTAGGTGTAGATTTTGTTGGCCGAGGCCAGGAATATCGCCCGCCCCGCGTCGGCCGCGTCCTGCTCGAAAAACGCTCCGTAACAAGGGAAGGTGGGCAGGTAGCCCCCGCTGCTCTCCAACCGCAGCTGCCGGAAGGGGCGATAGCCGGCGGCGCTGGGGAACATCTGGTCGCTGTCCACGAAAATCCCCGGCGTGGCAGGATCCAGGTCCGGCGCGAAGCCGCGATCGAATGTTACGCTGAGGGTCGCCATCACCAATGCGGCTGCAGCCGGCCCGTGAATTTCTTCGCCCCAGTCTCCTGCTTGAGTTTGCGGAAATACTGATCGGCGAGTTCCTTGTCGATCTGGGCGGACTGCGGATCGTTGAGCACCGTCATCCGCAGCAGGTATTTCGCATACGCCCGCACCATCTCGCGCCCTTCCACCGTCCAGAAGCCGCTGTCGGAGTCGTGAACCGGCGCCGGCACGATTTGCACGTAATCGTATTGGAGCTGGTAGGCGCCGCCGGGCGTGGGAAACAGCCGTATCGCCATACCGGTGCTTTGCAGGATTACCGCGTATTCGACCGGCGGCCCGGAGATCGGGTTAAGCGTGTTCGAATCTTCGGCGTTGATATACTCCCAGCTGCGCAGCCGCAGCGGATACTTGGTATTGTCCACGGTGATCGCGAGCTGCCGAATCTCCGCCACGTCGGCCGGAGCAATGTAGACATTGGTGCCGGCAACCGTGGTGGTCGAAGTATCAAAGGCGTCGTTGCGAAAGAACGAATCGCGCCGGAAATAGTCCGCGGCCTCAGTGATCGCGTTGTTGATCTGGGCCGACAGATCCGTGCGCTGCAGTTCATCCATAATCCGCGCCCGCATCTCGGCCAGCGTTGAGTCAGCCACGCCCTTTCCTCTTCCACCTTCATCCGTCGCGGAAGGCCGCTCGCCCACCCTCGCAGCTGGTCTCACCAGACCAACCGCGAGCGTGAGCGCTCATCGTTTCCCCTTCCCCCCGCTTCTTCCCGGTTCCCATCCCGCAACCCGGGATGGACGAGGGTGCCTGAACTGCTTCAAGCACCCGATACCGCCGCGCTACGCCCGCCGAGCCTTGCGCTGCGCGCCGCGTTTGCGCCCCATCGGATCGTCGTCGTAGGGGTTGCCGACGCTCGCGGTGTCGATTTCCCCGTCCATTTCCGCCTTGGCGAACCGCATGTCCCACCGCGCCGCGTCGCGATCGGACGCCTGCACGGTGCTCATCACCTGGGTCCTGCGCCGCACCGGCGAGCCCTTGCCGCCGCTAAGCACTGTCTTCTCCGCCGCCTCTTCCCGTTTCTTCCTTGCCACTGAAAAACCCTCGATCTCGTTTCTTGGTTGGTTGCCGTTTTCTCTCCCCTCTCCCACATAATGTGGGAGAGGGTTTAGCGTGAGGATGCCTGCCGCGCTTCCGCCACCGCACCAGACCCTGTTAGCGCCCGGCCCTGGGCGGGCGGCAAAGCACCCGCTTGAACTCCGGAATTACGACAGTTGCGCCCAGGTGCTGGCCACGATCGTGGCGAAGTCCGCGCCGTTGAATACTGACTTGGTGGCGCCCCACACCGAGCCCACCGCCACGCCGACCTGGTCCTCGTAGTCGTCGGCCTGGGTCACCCACTTGTACTTGGTGGGCCAGTTGTAATTGCGTCCGAACGCAATCACCGACGCCTGCGCCCCGCAGAATACTGCTCGCGCCACCGAAGTCGTCCCGGCTGCCGCCGCGCCCAAGTCGGTATGCATGGTGTTCTGCGTGCTGTCACCGTAAGGCACCCGGGCGTCCTCGTGCAGGATCACCCCGTTGAACATTCCCAGCGCCCCGGTGAAAATCGGGTTGTCCTCGATCTGACCGCCCTGCATCGCGGCGAGCTGGATGTCCTTCCAGTCCCCCGCGGTGGTGGACTTGCGCAGCGCCTGCACCTGGAAGGGATGCAGGAACATCACGTAGTACTCACCGTTCTTGAGCCGCACCGGCCGGATCGCCGGGGTCAGCGTCTTGCCAATTGCCACGCACTGGTCGATCAGCGACAGCGTAAACGTCATCGCCGAGGTCAAGGTCGCCTCGTTGGTCGCCGTTCCGGCAAAGATCTGATGGCTGGCTTCGGGCGCCGACGGCGTGTTGTTCCCGGTGTACAGCCCGCTGCTTTGCGCGGAGTTGCCCCCCAGATGGTTGAGCAGCGCCACGTCGTAGCGGCTCGCGTACCAGTCCGACAACGCGATCTTGGCCTCGTTGAGCAGGTCCCAGGGCACCCGCTGCTGCGATACGCTGCCCTGCAGCTTGACCGCGTGGCGCAGATTGTCGATCAGGAGCGCGTTGGTATAGAACGTCATCTCCTCTTCGTTGCCCTGCAGCCCGCTGAAACCGATCACGCCCGCGCCGCTGAGCTGCATGCGCAGGGTGTAGGTGATCTTGTCGCCCGGATGCTTCTGGGTGTCATCCAGGATCTGGATCAGCGAATCGGAGGTCGCGCCAATGAACTTGGTCGCGACCGTCTTCTTACGGGTCTCGCGGTAAAGTTCCTTGGACCACAGCTTGTTGGTCGAGGGATCCGAGGGATTGAAAAAAGTCGTAGACAC